GTGTGGTATCCCTTCCATTGCCAGTAACTATTGTTTTTTGGTTTTTGCCCATACCAAGCAGTAATACTTCCACCAGTAGGGCGGATTGTTTTAGGTCCTTTAGAGGTAGCAGTAGACGAACCAGGATTATGGACAGAGCCGCCTTCACCGCCGCCGCCTGTATTAGGGGCTTGTTTAGTTTCTTGCCAGCCTTTAAATGCACCATATGCCGTACCAAGTAATGCTCCAGCAACAGTTCCAACAACGGGTATTGCTGAACCAATAAGGGCTCCTTCCGCCGCATATTGTCCTGCACGAAGCGCAGTAGTGCCTAATCTATCCATGGTTCTTGATACGCCGTGTTTAGCTCCCCAAGATCTTAAAGCAGGGGTCGCTAAATTACCAGCTACATCAATTGCTTGAGCGGCCAACATTGTTCCCATACCGCTTGTTAAGAACGCTTTACCGCCTAGTTTTAAACCGCCTTTTAGTAAAGCACCCATACCTGTAGATGCTTCCATACCCATAGCTTTAGCTGCGGTAGCTTTAGCAGCTGCTCTACCTTCTTTTGATAACAATGAGCTTAGAGTTGTTTTTTCAAGGCCCATTGCGTCTCTAGCTGTTGCCGATTCTTTACCAACTTTGCCAAAAAGGGTTTGTAAATCTCCGGAGCCGCCTGACTCGCTTGCACCAGGTGAACCCTCTCCCGGAGTGTAAATTGTTCTTTGACCATTTGGGCCATGAATAATAGTGCTTCCACTAAATGGAGTGCTTAAATTAGGTATAAGTGTACTAAGCGGCATAGAGTCTCCGCCACCTCCGCCACCCATTGCCCAGGGCCTAGTTTCAAGAGCACTAGTAGCCAAGGTCTTCATAAGTCCTAGTCCAGATCCGCCAACAGTTCTAGTAGGACCAACAGGGGAGCTTTTAAGTAAATTTAAAATTTGTTCTTCAGGAGTAGGGGCATTAACTCCCAAAGCTTTTATAAATGAATCTATACCTTTTTTCTCAAGGTTTGCAGTAATATTTCCAAATACTCTAGATCCAATATTTGCGCCAATACCTGTAAGAGTAGCACCAGTATTACCAGCCTGAGGAAGAATATCTAATATGCCCTTAAGTTTTTCTAGCCCGTTAGCAATTGGTCCTGCAAATTTTGCAATTGATGAAAATAAGTTATTAACAGATGCTGTGCTAGACAGGGCCATGCCATAACCACTAACCAGTCCATCCCCAGTTGTTTGAAGTTTTTTTGCTTCTGATTCTTGGTACTTATAGAAAGCACGCATAGGGTCATTACCAGGAAGGTTAAGCAGCTTGTCTTTAACGTTTTGGGGGCTTACGTCTAAAGTCTTTCCACCATTTCGTGCCTGATACACAATATTGGTAGCCATTGTCTGGAACAATTCTTGATTACCACCAGCAGCCGCCATAACGTCTTGATAAGTGCGAGTATTAGGGTTAAAAACTTGCGATGCTTGCTCAGCGGTAATTTTTCTATTGCCATACATGCGCCGATAAAGATCACTAGAAATGTCTGTAATAGGTCTTAAACTACCATCTGGGTTACGAGCACGAACACCCATTCTTAAAAAGTTCATGCCATTAATTGAGCCAATTCCCGAAGCAACTTGCTCATTACTCATACCAGTTAGTACGCTGAGACCACCTACCTGGTTCATTGTATTTTTATAAGATCCCATTGTAGGCAAAATACCTCTGGAAGCTAAAATAGATGTAGCAGCAGCCCCAGATTGTGGGCTTGTCATACCTCCAGCAAGTAACGCGTTGCTTGACGCAATAAGGTTATTTGCGGACATACCTGACATAGATGCTACGCCTTGTGCCGTAATTCTTTGGGATACAGCATCAGTTGTGTTAGGCATCATGCCCATAGCAGCGCCAGCACCAACGGCAGCAAGTTCGCCAACACGTAGTAATCTGTCGCCAGTTGTTGGTTTTACAGTAAATGCTTGATCAAGCTTGGCTTGCATTTGGGCAATACCAGCAGCAACATCATTGGAGAATTTAGATCCTGTAGAGCTTCCAAGCCCTGGACCAAGCGAGCCACCGGCACCAAATCCAGATTTTGACATCTGCCCAATTTTAGAAAGAATACTGTCTAGGGATTTATCCATAGACTTTAGTACGCCGTCAAGATTTTGAGCAGCACTAGCTGCGGCATCAAAACCTGCCGCAGCCTTATTGCCACCTGTCATGCCCTGACCCATAGCACTTGCACTACTTGGCATCAAAATCTCCTATACTTGTAAAAGTTGTCGGGATCTAGCGATCCACATCAACCTCTCTCTATGCGTCATTGCCTTTATATCTGACAATGGCCACCCCGGGAATGCCCTACTTATAAGCTCATATGAGTATACTAAGAATGTATAAAATTCTTTTGTACTATAAGCGAAACAAGTCCGCTAGTGTAAGCGGAATCGGGACCTCCTGCCCGCAAGATACGCAGGCTTTTTTAACTCCTGCAAGATCTGGGCCAGGGTTTTTTTCCGTTAATTCTTTAAGAATTGCCCTACGATCCTGCATACCTAAAGTCTTAACTTGTGCCGGATCCATAATTGGAAGACCGTTTATTTCAATTACAGAGTTAGCTAAAAGAATAGAATCTAGTTCTGCAGATGTTTTATTTGTTGACTCTACAAGCTTTTTTTGTACTTCTCCCGTAGGAAATTCAACAGTTAACTCTCCGGCTTTACCTTTAACTGTAAAGCTACGATTAGCAGGATCCTCCAGCTTAGTTACTTCAACATCTGTATTTAGATTAACCTCAAAAGTTTGCTCTTCATTACAAAACGGGCAAGAACCTTCTAAAGACAGCTCTTCACCAAGAGTGGCAATTCTAATCTTCATAATTAGATACTCTCTATCTCCGGAAAGTAATTTATCTAGAATTTCTTGAGTCGCTTTTTGTTCACCAATTTTTACAGTTCCACGACTTAAAATAGCAAGAAGTCCTTTACCATAGTCTTTGATTTTAGATAAAGCTTCTTCATCTACTCCATTTAGTTCACGGATCTCTGCAGTATCAGCATGTTCACCTGTAAACGGATTGTATAATCCAGCAAGCAATTTAACTTCTGTATCAGAAGGGTGGAGAACCTGCATCTCTAACTTTTCAACAGGTTCTCCACTCTCTTCAGGAGTAGAAAATGCTTTTGCAACTAATTGGTTAACTAGTTCTGGGTTATCTATTGAACTTATTGTCATTTCATTTTCCATTTTTTATTCCTTATATTTTTTATGTTAATTAATTAAATTATTTAACTTACCGACGAAATAGTAGAGCCAGCTCCAAAACCTGTGGTAATGGCGCTAGTTGTAAAGTTATCTGCGTAGTGTACTTCAAAGCCTTCATGAACTACAGTCATACCTTCAACCATAAGTCCATTACCACCTGCGGCTAAATCTCCATACACAAGGCTATTAATCCAAGCATTGTAAATTTTAAAACTCATGGATTTATGTAGACTTAGAGCGTCTGTCGCAACGTTATTCTCACCTGCCATAGTTTTTGCGTTAGGGTTTGGATGACTTAAAACATGGACATTAATATTACAGCGAAATTCTTGACCAAGGCCAGAAGTACCTTGCCCTTGAATTACCTGAAAAAGATTGTACATCCAGTCTCTATGCTGTTTTCCACCTAGCGTTTGGCCACGTGTAAACGAAATAGGTTGGAAAGACGCTTGACCAGGCATATAATGCATGTTGGTGTTATAACCACCTTCGCGATATGCAATAGGGTCAATTGTGACTCCAAAACCTGAAACGTTAGTAAATCCAATCCGGTAACTATTAAAAGTTAAGCTTTTATTGTTTGCGGAAAGTGGAAGAATTTCTACTAAGAATCTAAAATTCCTGATTGGATCAGTCTGTATAGAACTAAGCGGGTTTATAATTGGGTTTGGCATTTTACTTATATCTCCTTAAGTTATTAGGCCTGAGTTACGGATGCATTACCCGCAATTTGACCAATAGTAATTACTACGAACTCAGCAGGATATTGCAAAGCAACGCCTACCTGAATATTAACCCTACCTGCAGCTATATCTGCCGCTGTTGTTGTGGTCTCATCGCACTTTACATAGAAAGCCTGACTTGGGTAAGACCCTCTTAAGCCGCCTTGATTCCAGTGATGGAACAAGAAGTTGCTTAAGACTGTGTTAATTCGTGACCACAAAAACGCATCATTGTTTTCAAATACTGCAAATTGGCTTAGTTGAGTTAGGTTTTTACCAATATGGATTAGGTTTCTTCTAACATTTACGTAGTTATTTGGAGAAGTATTGGCAATGGTGCGAGCACCCATAACAACAATACCTGTTCCAGGTATAACTCTAATAGCATTTACAGCAGGTACTGACGAGTTTAGAGAATCTAGTTCAGAGTTAGTTAGTCTTTTTTGAACACCAACAGCTAAAGCTATTCTGTTTGTATAACCAGCTGGAGCTTTAAACACACCTGCAGAAGCGTCAGTTGCCTGGTATTGACCAAGAATTGCACCACCTGGTGGTACAGTAGCGGTTACTCCACGTACAGATTTAGTTGTATCTGGAATAGTCAACCACGGGTAATATACGGCGCCATTTACGTTTGAAGAAGTTGTTAGAGTACCTGTTTGGGTAAGTACGTTAGCTACAGTTTGATCTGCAATTGGGTCCACCACAACAAATGCGTCTCCACGTCTATCAGCGTATACAAGTAGTGCGTTGTATGCAACAGCCCAGTTTGTACTAGTAAAGTAAGCAGCATCTGGAATATTAAATATTAGTGGGGCGTCAATGTTATCAAAATCGACGTAGATATCTCCAAGAATAGCGGCAGTCACACCGCCCGAACCGTCACTACCAGTAGCAAGAGCTACTATAGACCCACTTGCGTAAGGACGTAAAGAAGATGTAGTTAGGTCAGTTACGGTAATGTAAGACGATGTTGCATTAATAACAGCCTGTGCATAACGGGCATCAGTAGAGTTAACGCTAAGATCTGTAAACTGCTCTAAGATATTTGAACGGGAATCAGCGCCGGGACTAACTGGAGCGCCATAAACTACAAGAGAGAATCTTGAAGTTCCTTGAGCTAACGCTTCTACCCAAAGACCTGATGTAGTAGACCCATTTGCCCATGTACCTGTACTTTTTGCAGTAACAGTTAGTGTGTCATTTCCACTTGAAGCAGCGTCTTTTAAAGTTATTGTAGCGGCAGTAGCGCCAGATTGAGTTGCTCTGCGGATATAAACATTACGTCCACCATTTGCAAAGAACTGGTACGCTGCAACGCTTGTTGGAAGCGTGTAGTCTAATCCACCAAAATACTTGGTAAACTCAGACCATGTAGAAATAAGCGTAGGTGTTGTTGGGCCTTTGGTTAAATAACCAACAATGGCCGCAATAGCATCTGAGCTTACGTTTTGGACTATATCCTGTTGAGCAATAGCTTCTTGGATATAGGCACCGGGGCGACTAAATGTAGTCATCCTTAACTCCTTAAGTTAATAGTTGTTTTTATTCTAAAGGGTCCGAGTTTTATACAGGTGGTGTAACAGATTTATTTATTACAGATTGTAGAGATGTTGGTGTGGATGTAACAGCAGGGGTAGCATTTGAAATACCTGAGTAGAATATTTCAGCACTAACCCTAATTGAGAAAACGTTAACATACAGCTTTTTGCCATTTTCTGTAGTATCGCGTTTTCTATAGCCCAGCAGTTCAACTCTTCGCAAAGTGTTGTCTTCTGGAATTGTAAGTGTGCCGTATCTAAATGGAAGTTTTTGAGACAGCATGGTGTTTATTATTTGACGGTCATGGATAGGTTGGCGGGAGTAGGAAACAACCTGGTATTCAATATCAACAGGTACAGGATTTTCGCTGTAATGAGGTACAGAACTACTTAATCCTTCTGGAGTGTAGCTTAGTTTTCCATATCCACGGTGGTTTCTTGACGGGTCTTCCATAATGTCAATGAGTTCAATAGTCATATATGGGTAAGACTGATCACGAATTTCAACATCAGGTTGTCCAAACCATACACCTACAGCACGGGCAGAATTCTTAAAGTCACTTACAGTAACTCCGGCTAACCACGTCTTAAGAGCTTTATCTTCATTAATAATAAAAGGCATTAAAATACATTCCAATCATTAATGAGATCAGCTAGTAGAGCGTCATAATTATTAGAATTATTAGAAAATCTATTCATAAAAGTACGTAGTACTGGATTTGCTGCAGTATTTTGAGTACCCAGTTCTTGGTCTAGAATCTGTTCTTCAAGGAAATCTGGGTATTTAACTGTAAATTTACCGTCTTCCATATGCTTTACGGTTAAGTGACGGGAAAGTTCTACAGGCCAGCCACTCGTATATGCTTCAGAACGTAGCTGGGCCGTAGCTTTTTTGGAAAAATCATTTCCTGCTTTTTTAATAAATTTGCGTAAATCTTTTGTATCAGACACTTATTTACCCTTTAACAGCAATGAAGCGGATAGCCAACCTGCTGCTAAGGATACGATGTTGATATGATCAATACCGACAATTCCACGTAGGAATTCTCTGCGATCAGCTTCCGTCTCTTGACGAGCTAATCTTTCGGATAGAGATAACATTGCAAATTTCCTCTTCTTGAGGGCAGTACTTCAGCAGGTTCCGGATAAATCCGGCGTCTCTATGAATATACTGCGAAATTTATAATTAATCTTAGTTAACTATTTTTTCTTTTTAACTACTTTTTTTACAGCTTTTTTAACTGTTTTTGCAGCTTTACCAAACTTGCCGGTACCGCATTTGCCTTTGCAATCTGCCTTTGAGCAGTTACATCCACAACCCTTACACATATTTAACCATTCTTCCTATGCCAGTCTTTAACTGCTTGCACACCTTGTGCTACAGTTTTTGCTCCTGATTTCTCAGTTAAGTTAATCTTATCCCACTTGCCGCCATGCTTCTCAACATGATCAACATAGATTTTTCCATCTTTTTCAAAAACTCTATGCTCTTCCCCGCCCACTTTAAAGTCACGAGATCTAGACATCTTATCCCCTAATTTGAATACGCAGCAAACTGTTCATCATTGACCATTTCTTCAGGGTTAATCTGAGAAGCGTCCAACGTAAACAAGGTATATTTACCTTTAATTAAACCACGTGGATAGAAATGAGTAGGCCTAAATACTTCGTTTCTGTAAACTAACCTATCTTTTAAGAAAAGGTCAGGAGAAGTAGGAAGTGTAGGAAAAATTTTTTCAATATCTTCCATGTTCATAGTTACTCTCAGAACGTCGGTATTGTAAAAGCCGCGCTCATCTTGAAGAGTTACTCCCTGGTAAATAACCGCATTAACGCAAGGCATTTTAATGCTTGGGTACCATCTACGACCTACAGCAATAGACCCAGTGTCGTATACACTATCTACCCCTGTGTTGATACTATCCCATCTCCACCAGTCAAGAACTTGGCCAACAGGTCTACGAAGATCTTCAGTTATCCCGCTTAGAATTGAGCGTCTTTCAAACGGTACATCAAAACGTCCGCCCGGTTCACTAGCCTTCATTTAGACTCCTAAGCTACTTCGTAGAATCCAGTAATATTCCAAGTTCTTGGAGTTGTTCCGCTAGCAGATAAGTAAGAACTAGAAGTCATGAGATTCATCACCAATGGTCTGCTAGCTGTTGTATCAGTTGTAGGGATATAAATAATAATGTTACGAGTTCCGCCCTGAACAGCACAAGAAAGCGGGTACCCACCAGCTAAATACACAGAGTAATTACCATCACAGTTTGCTGTTTTTAAGGCGTTTCCGGGAGCTGAGGGTAGAGTAAAAATTAAACCCCCAGTTCCAGCGGTAACGGTGCCACTAGTTTGAACGTACAAATTAAAAAATACTGTTTTACCAATTTGTACATAACGTGAATCATTTGTACTAAACGGAATGCTCCAACCAGTACCGCTTACTCCCGGAGTCCAAGAAGTCCAAGATCCTGGGTCAGTTATTTTAGATGCAAGATCAGTAGTTAAAGTAGCAATCTTAGATTGGGCAATAGCAGCGCCAGAAGCAATATCAGCATCAACAAGTCCTGTACTTCCAGAAGTTACACGACCATCTGCTTGTACAGTTAACTTAGTGTAGGTGCCTGGAGTAACTGCAGTAGCAGCAATAGATAGATTGTTATAGGTGCCAGTAACAGACCCAGCAAACGTAGTGCTTTGAGTTAGGGCTGTTCCAGCGATCTTTGAAGCTGCAATTCCCGCATTAGAGGCTACATCAGCATCTAAGATTAAAGATGTAGAGAGAACACCTGATGCTGAGTTGTGCACAACACCCGCAGAAGAAAACCCAGAAAGTGTTACAGTTCCTGAGAAAGTAGGGCCAGATGTACCTACTTTACCGGCAAGCGCAGAGTCCAAACCAGTAACTGCTGCAGTACTCGCAAGCTGAATACTCTGATTAGACGCGCTAGTTATGCGACCCTTGGCGTCTACGGTTATGTATGGAACAGCTGTTGCAGACCCATAATTACCTGCTGTAACGGTAGTGTTTGCAAGAGTAGGGTTAGGGTAGCTCCCTGTTAAGTCTCCACCAGCAGTTGCTGTAGCAGACAATTTACCTGATAATGCTGTATCTAGACCAGTAACCGCAGCGGTAGATGCAAGCTGAATAGCTTGATTAACAGCAACCGTAATGCGGCCTTTAGCATCTACTGTAATCTGGGGGTGTGACGTAGCTGTACCATAAGTATTGGCTGTGACTCCACTATTAGCTAAAGTAGGGCCAGGGTAGGTTCCACTAAGATCTCCACTAGCAGTGCCAGAAGGAGTACGAGAGTTAGTTAAGCGGGTATCTGTACCGTATACAACCTGGGTTGTAGAAGCATCTCCGGTAGCTGGAATATCTTTAGTTGCCGCAGTTCCAAGTCCTGTAACACCGGAAGCAGTAATAGTGTAAGTACCGCCTAAAGACATAGCAGTACCATTAAGAGTAATAATAGAATTGACTAGCATTCCATTGCTAACAGCACCGGAAGCAATAGTTGGGTTAGGATAATTTCCGGTTAAAGAGCCACCAGCAACAGTAGATGGGGTACTTTCCCCATTAAGTCTTACGCTCATTATGCACTCACTTCAGTGCCAAATAGGCTAAACGATACTCCTGTAGCACTTGCAGCAACATTGATTTTATCTCCAGCAGCAAGGCTAATTCCTAGTGTGTAAGAGATGGTTCCATTAGCTGGAATGGTTGCCCCATTTGCTATGTAGTGCTTAGCAGCTACGGTTCCATCAGCAGCTGGGCGAGCAGCAATACTAAAAGTTAAAGCGCTAGCAGTAGTGTTGCAAACAGTAATGGTAGAAACAATGCCTTGCTTGCCTGTAGTAACGGTGTACACGTCATTAGCAGTTGTACCGCTAGAGGCATACTGGCCAAGGATCTTATAAATTGTAGTTGCAGCCATTAAATGGGCCTTTCTTCTCTCTTAAATAGTAAGGGTTTTTAGTTTTTGGGTCAGCCTTTAACTTGCAGACTTGTTCGATCTACCATAATGCCTTTACAGCAATCAGCGTAAGAATCACAATCTTGGGTTGGACACCCTGTTCTACATGCCATTAGTTAAGCCTTGCCCAACCGATAGCGGTTTGCGCAGTTCCTGCAAGTAGAGATAAAGCTGTTCCGTTAGATGGAATTGAACTAACGGTTGAGGAGTTTGATCTTGCAGTCAACATTGGTCCAATTACTGTGCCTGTAAAATTTCCTTGGAAAATTAAAGCAGGATCTCCTGTGGAGTAAGTTGATGCCCCTACTATGGTAGTAGCTCCACCTATAGCTAAAAAACCAATCATGTAACTTGTTCCAGCAGTTAGAGTTATGCCAGTTGCAAAAGATAATGTAAATGCTCCAGCTGCTGGAGTACCTGTCGTAGTTCCGCCTAGACTTGTAACAGTTTGTCCACTCACAGTAAACAACCCATATTGCATAGAAGTTCCAGTTGTTGAGGTAATTACTGATGTAATACTTGTTACAGTTATGTCGGCTAGTGGGGTAAATGCGGTTAAATAAATTATACCGTTACCTAAAGATCTAGTGGTAGTTACCATCATTCTTGGAAAAATGTCTACGCTACCACTAGTAGTATTTTGTGATTGACGATACAGGCTAGATGTAACTAACGTGCTTGAAGCTGGAATAGCTGTATTATTTACCAAAGTCACACTCGGCAAAGTTGTGTCAGTGATTGTTTTGGCAGTGCCAGTAGTGCTTTGGTTCAATGTTGGAACGTCTGAAGCAACTAAAGCTCTGAATGAAGCAGTACCGCTACTGCCATTAGGTGCAGCGTAAACAGTGTTTGCAGTTTGGGTGCCAGACAAATTGACAGCAGTGCTCGAATTAATTGTTCCAGTTAGTTTAGAACCATCAGTTGCATAAGTTAAAGAATTCCAAGCAGTGGCGCCGTTTCCAATTTTAAACTTACCGGTATCGGTTTCAAAACCAATTTCACCCTCTGCAAGAACTGGATTAACTTGGGCCCAAGTGCCAGTTATAGTGCTAGGTCCTGAAACGCTTCTTCGAACTTGAATTTGTGTATTTTGTGGCATTATTAACTCCTTGCGTAATTCTTAATTATATCGTATGTCCGATCAAACATACGGCTTGCGTAGTACTTATTGCCAGCAGCATTTGGGTGGTCATCAGTGTAGATAAATACTTGACCATTTCCTGTTAGTGGCGTAGGTGAACCCGTAGTCGAACCTCCAGTAATCCAACCTTCATTATATATGTTTACTACGCCTTCATAAATATTATTAATAGTAGTTGTATCGTGGATAACAGAAGGATGAGCCCTAGCCGCAGCTTCAACAGTGTCCGCGTTTAATTTAAGCGTAGAACTAGTATTGGTATTAGACTGACGAGTGAATACAATAATTTTAGCATTAGGCGCTCTGCTTGCAATTCCGTTATATACAAAGGTAGCATGGTCACCTAATCGGTAACTTGAATCCGTAAATGTATCATCATTAGTTGTTCCCAAAAGAACAACCAAGTCTGGTTTAATAGCCGTTATAAGGTCTAAACGAGCAGGGCTGCACCAGTTATCGCCATTTCCAGCACTGGTAACCCTTTGAAGAAGAGGATCAACATTTCCGCCTCTAACATACCCTGTACTTTGTATAGAAAGATTATAGTAATCAACATTAAGCATTTCGCCGTATTGTACGGCTAGTTGATTTGCAAGATTTACTGCGGTACTTGTAGTACCACCATTAGTTCCAGCAAACCAAGAGCCATCAATGAAAGCTACTTTTAATAACTGTTGATTTACAGGGAAAATAGTTTCTGTAACATTTTTTACGCCAATTCCTCCAAAATCAAGCCCGCCAAACAGAATACGAATACGGCGTTGTTTAGTGGCTCCTGTACCAAAATTTACATTTAAGACTCTATCAGTATTATAAGAAGAACTAACATATCCGCCTGTCGGTATCAAAGCAGCCTCTGTAGTAGGTACGCCGTCTACCCAAATCCAAATCTGTCCGTATCCTGCGTAGCTTGCTTGATTATTGTTATACCTAATATCAAAGTTTTCACCGTAGTAATCAAATTCAACCCAAAATTGATTAAAAATTAAAGCAGGACTTGAATCACTAGGATTCATATTAGCGTTGTTTCTGTAGTAACTTGTAAGGTTACTATTTTGAATAACTGTTGGGGTTAACCCACGGAAAGTAAACTTGCCACTGTTATACGCATAAACAGTTGCACCAGAAATTGCGGTAGTAGAAAGTGTGTAACCAGAAGGAGTAACGGCAGTTGGGAATGCTTTTACTGGTCCGTTAACATTAGCAAGGAACGCTTCAAACTTTGCATTAGCACCTGAAAGCCCAGCAGGACCTTGAGGACCTTGTGCCCCAGTATCTCCCTTTTGAGCCAATAGACCCCAGTTAAGTGTACCTACTGTTGGGGGTATATTAATTGTTCCATCAATTAAACAAATCCAAGTACTACCATTATATGAGACTACCTGATTTAAATAATACGCAGTACCACTCTCATATACTCCTAAAGGAGTGAGCCCTAGAGCAAAATATTGCCACTTAGTTCCATTACTATCGGGGGTTAGGTTAGACGGTCCAGTGGCTGCTATACACGACCAAGTTGACCCCTTAGAGTACACAACATCATAGGGGACGTAGGAAGCCGAAGTTGAAAACGCACCTTTTTGTGTGTACCCCTGACCTGCGTCACCTTTAGGAAGTACAAGATTTAACTTTTGACTAGGAGTAGTACCCGTAATTGTTGCGCTAGCAGTAGCACCACTAGTAACTTGATCAACAGAAAGAACATTGGCAGGGCCAACAGCTCCTGTGTCTCCTTTTGGACCCTGCACTCCGGTGTCACCTTTAACACCTTGGGCAAGATAGGCCCATTTAGTGCCATCCCAATACTTAATTGAACTCATGCTGTACCACCATCAATCGCGTCTCTGTAAGTAACATCAGCAGGGTTTACCCAAAGCTGTGACTTATCATCAGGTTCTGTAGTAGAAACTTTAACATTATTTTGTTGAGTTAAAGTCATGGATACCCAAGCACCTTGGTTGTTATTTGCTTTGGCATCCCAATACTTTAATGCGGTCATGCTGAACCCCCAGAGATTGTTCCACCAGTAACAGTTGCGCCAGTCATAGTGATAGTGCCTGTTAAGGTAGGATTGCTAATGGTAGGTGAAGCAGGGATGTCCCCCTTGGCATAAGACAAACTTGACCATGCTGTTGAGCCATCGCCAACTTTAAACCTGCGGGTATCAGTTTCAAACCCAATCTCGCCTAGATCAAGAACTTGTGTAGTCCAAGCAGATGCAAGACCACGTCGAATTTTAATTGACGTTAACTGTTGTGCAGGGGTTCCACCATCAAATACAGATACGTATGCGTTGCTCGTAGTTGTGTCAGCCCATAATTGGTTAAGGTTAGATGGAGCAGTGTTAGAAAAAACAACTCCAATGGCACCTGTATCGCCTTTAGGCAAAGTAAGGTTTAAAGTCTGAGTCGGAGCGGTGCCAGTAATAGTAGCAGAGGCGGTAGCCCCCGTTACAACAGTACCTATAGAGAGTGTATTAGCCGGGCCTATTGCCCCGCCCTGTCCTAGACCAATAACTAGTTGATCAGCAGCAGGGGGAATAATTATAATTTCATCCATTAGCCCATCCAACCTGAAGCGTAAGGATCACGGCTAGTAGTAGTTACCTGACGCTCAACAATTACCGCACCCTTAATGTATGTATGCTGCCATGTTGGGTCTGTTGTCGAAGTAACTTGTAAATCCCAAATAGATCTCATAGGAAGATTTCTTGTCTGGGCACTAGTTAAGGAAAGAGTAGCTTTGCCATTTGCGGCATCAGTAACAGTAATGTTAAAAGTAGCCAATACTAGGTCAGCACCTGCATATGCTCTGACTTGAGCCAATAAGCTGTATCCTGTTAAATTGTATGGGAAGTCCACAGTAAAGCTGTATGAATCTTCCTGGTACATCATTATGTCGTAGTTAATGATATTGCTTGTTGTCTGATCCATGTATGTAGGAATAGGCACGTGCAATCGTTGTGGGAAGCTTGAATCGTCTAATTCCTGAGGCTTATACACAGGAACGTAGCGGTTTGTACGCTGAGAAATACGACGTAAAGTAGCAACCTCAATACGGTGCATACCAATGTTAAGAAGGTTGCAAAGCTCACGGTACTGCTCTTTGCGGTAATTAATCATGTCCATGAGCTGACGGTAACGCTCTGAACGAGGGATACTTACGCCATCTGGGGCCTGAATATCAATGTCATAAGAAGCATCTGTTGCCAACGTAAACAAAGCTAAAGTAGATGCTAAAACTATTAGGGGGTACTCTTCAACCGTAGGTAGGTTGGCAATAGTAGTTCTTGTACCGTAGGAGTTGACCTCGGTATTAGCATGCTGAGCAAATGCAATATTTACATAGTTCTGGATCTCAGCATCAGTAAAATATCTGTAATAAGTTCCACCAACAGTAATAACTGCTGCATTAGCTGGGGCACTAGCTAGGGTTAGTTTGCCCGTATGTTCTTCAATAGTTGAAGTACTAGAAACATCTGTATTGCCCACTTTAACTACAATTCCTGTACCATTTACAGGGTAGTAATTAAGATAAAATACCTTAGTAGTTCCATCTCCTACGAAGGTGTCTATAAAAGTTTTACCGATATCACCGATCTCACTTCTTAGACTGTTAGATAAGGTTGTGATATTTGCCACTTACATATCCTTCGTTAGCAATCAATACTTACTATTATCTATACTTTTTTATTATTAATCTGCATAAAAAAGCTCGCGCCTATGGGAGGGCGGTCATAGGCGCGAGCAGCTTAATAAAAGCCTTTTAGAGGCGGTCGTATAAAAGTCCCTTTTCCTTCAAGTGATTAGATACACTTAGAGGAACTTTGTACTTCTGTCCGGCTTTAAAATTATAGTGATTTCCGGCGCCGATAGTCATCATGTCGATGTCTTCAGCAACTCGTACAACGACAGTGTCGTTGGCCAGTTCTACGCCTAGATCTTCAACCTCATCAATGACGGTTGGAGCGTCTGGACTTGTGGTGAGGTCTACAATTTCTTCCTGTAGACGCTTAGCTTCTGTAGCTGTCACCATGGTTAGTTCATCTGATCGACGGACCTGCTCTGCAGCCTGCTGTTTAATCAGTTCTTCGCGTTGACGACCAGTTACGTCGCCTACTTTAGCCTTTGCAGCCATAATGTATTCTCCTAATGAATAGCTCGATATTTGTTGTAAGAGTGAGAGGGGGCTTGCGCCCCCTCTCGGGGGTCTTGATTAGTTGGTTTCTGCGATAACTACAGACTGATCGGTGATCAAGCCTAGGCCGTAGATTGAGTACCATGCAAGTGCATGCTCACGTCCGAAGTCTAGGATACCACCATCGCGCAATTCCACAGGAAGTGAGATAGCGTGACCGAATGCGTTATCACCAATGAAGATTGCTGAGTAGCGATCTGCACCAGTAGTACTAGTAACAGTGTTGTAAGAACCATCGCTCTTAACACCCTGTAGTGTGGTTGGGGTTGTGTAACCACCACCGGTTGAAGCACCGACTGGAGTTGTAGCAACGTCATTTGCGTATGATGACCCAGCACCACCAGGTACGCGATTAACCTGGGTGGTTTCAATGAACACTGTGTCGTACAAACGACCGATTTCACCAAGCATGAAGTTACCTGGAGCGGCGTACTTCGTTACTTCAATGAATTCAGGATTGTCGCGTAGACGACGGCTCTGGTGCGGATGAACGAATGCAACGTAGGTTTCGCCCAATCTTGGGATGTTCTTGGTTGCAAGTGTTTCGACAGCATCCTTAACAGTGTGAGGTGCAAGGTAGTGCTTACCAGTCAAGGTCTGGCGGCTAGTTGCGGTGTTACCGTAACCGTACCAGTTAACTGTACCTGAGATAGATGAGGTGTCTTCACCGTAGATAACTGAAGATGCAGCCATCAAGGTGTCGCGTGCCTGGCCATCAAGGTATAGAGCCATGTTACGGCCTAGAAGACGTGAAGCAGAAGCCATAACGTCATCGAAGGAAGCGTTTAGAAGAAGTTCTGAAACTGCAATACCGAAACCATGCTCAGCCACTGTGATGCTGAACTGCTGTGCTGTCAAAGCACTGGTTGACATGCGTACACCTTCAACCAATGGAGCAGCAGCACCAAGGTTGTTGTAACGCATGAAGTTGATCTGGAGACCCGGGGCAACACCAAGTTCAGTCTTCTTAACCGCAAACTGCTCGAAACGCAGGATTGGCATAGACTGGAATAGGATTTCCTTTGACCAGATTGTCTGGATTGATTGCGTCAACTGGCTATTTGAACCAGAGTACGCTGTTGGGGACGCGGCGAGATTGCCGGTACCGGTAATGGCTGATGCCATGTCGTCTTACTCCTTAGGTAGAATAAATGGGATGGGTGGCTATTTCTAACCGAATAGACCCTTGCCGCGTTCGGAGGCTGCTTGACCAAGAAGCTTCCCACGGTATTTGGCGTACTCACTCACCGACATGGCGGCAATTTGCTCTGCCGTGAACGATTTTTGTTCCGAATTGGTGTCCAGGGGTCCTGACGCAGGAACCGTTACCCGGCTCCCGGCCATTTCACGACGCGCAGACGACATCGCCTGCTGCGCTGATTCAAGGATACGTGATGAACGCTCCTTAAGTCCTGCAATACTCTGTTCAATTTCCTCTGGGCTATTGCCGGAAATTAAATCGATTAGTTCAGGAATAATATTATCGCGCTCTTCTTCAAGACGAGCATTGCGATAGGTTTGCAGTTCGCTATAGTGGCGTTCTGCATCTAGAAGTGCAAAAGCTTTTTCACGCTCTTCTTTTTCAACGCGTAGTTGCTCTTGCCATTCTTCTTCTTTTTTAGTGAGAAGTTCTCTAACGTCCATTTCCTCTTCGGCACGACGCTTGGCCTCAGCTTCAGCTTCTGCCCGTAAGCGTGCCTCTTCTTCAAGACGAGACTCACGATCTTGCTTAAGAGAATTTAACTCTTCCTTCAAAGATTCAATCTGTGGGTAGAGTTTAGACTTTTCTTGTTCACGAACTTTACGAAGATCCTCTTCTGTGTAATTTTTTACAACAGGCTCTAGTTGAGGCTCCTGAACAACATATTCTGTAACTTGCTCAATAAATTGAGTTTCGACGCTATCAATAACGTCGCTTTCATTTGCTTTAGCCATAGCTAATTATTCCTTTGTGGTAGTTAGGTCGTTTTCCAATTTAGTAGCACGATTGACCTGCGGATTGATTATGTATCTAGCACAACATAAGTTTTATATAATGTCATGCTAAAACTTTATTTTAATTAACTTTCGTCTGCATTTGGTCCCCTACGTTGCGGAAGTTTTGTTCCGTATGCTTTGGTTACCAAATCACTTTGAAGCATTGCAATTGTCTGAGCTTCAAATGGTGTAGGGCCTGCAGCAGGAGCGCCCGCACCACCTTCAGCACCAGGTGCGCCAGGTGCCGGAGACATTCCTGAAGGAGAACCATCAGGTAATAATCCGGTAAGCGACATAATTGCAGAATTAATCTGACCTCTAAGAAGATTAAGAGCACCATCAGATTTAGCATCATCAATAAGCTCTGCTCTAATTTCTTCAAGCTTTTCATTAGGGAATTCTTCACCAAGTCGGCGTAAAGCTCCTTCACGACTCTCAAGATTCATAGCCATCATCTGCTGAATTTCATTTAGAACAATGAGTTTATCTAGAGGAAGTGGCTGTGGGAAGTGAGTAAAAGTCTGGTAAGTTAGCGGATCATTTGGGTCCAAAACAGGTAGCTGATCCTGTTTGATTGGTCCATTAAAGGTTGGATTCCATACAAACATCTCAGGTTCTTTAAATACCAAGGTACGTAGAACAAGCTCATTAATCTTTTCTAGACCCTTACCATACTGCACAATCTTTTGTTGATAGCGGTTCATCAACGGTTGGAACTGAATAGAAAGGGCCACACCAGAGGTATTAGAGATAGGAACCATCTGACCAAGAGCCGTCTCAGGAACACCAACCATTTCGTGCATTGCTCGTTTTACAACTTCTAAGTACTGAATAGCCCCCATTAGTCCGTTGCCGCCACCCTCTAGGTTAAATACCTGAGCATCCTTAGGAAGACCACCCCATACTTTCTTTGCACCCTTTTCAAGGTTAGAAGCTTTGGCGCCGGTGATAACGGTAACTGGTGCAGCATGGTAGTTGACAATGTCTGCAATGTCCGTAGCTACTTCGTTATAGTTACGATTAAGAACAATAATGTCGTGGCAATCTGCAAGGCCCCAAGGTGAGCCAGAAATCAAAACGTTTGGAATATGAACCACTGGTACTATGCCTAGTGGATTTGGGCGACTGTCTATAAGTTCATCATTGATGTACTCTTCAATCATATCGTCTGTAAGAATTTCGGTATAGGTGTATACCTGACGAGTGCCCTCTACGGAAGTACCCCAGAATCGGTACTTTAGTTTAAATCTGATTAATCGGTTACGATCATGTGGGTGAAACTCTGGGAAACAAAACGAAGAGTTGAGAGGGAGGATGCGAACCTTGCCGGGATGTAATCTTCCGGTACTATCTTGCCACGCTTCTTCATAAGCAACTTTGACAAAACAATCGCCGGATACGCCGCCCTGCTGACCCATTTCCCATAGGACACCGTGTTTATTGTTATCTACTTCCCAAACTCTTTTTAAAATGTCAGGAACAATAGCTTCTGTTTCTTTAGGGCTACGAAACTGCACGCCACGGCTAAAAGAAAAATTAATAACGTAATCCGTGAATGCACGGTAATAGTTATATACCATCTGGGTTTCACCGATCTCACGTCGGTAGCTCCAGTGATGGCCAAGGTACATAGCCCAGTTCAAAGAATAACGATTAAGTCTTGGGCCGTGTACTTCAAACTCTTCGTCTGCAAGCTCTACAAGGCCCAAAGGAGAGATGGAAATAGTTAAGTCGGAAGATGCGGCTCTATAGGACGGTGGCGAAAAGTCAATGCTCATGCTCCACGTCCTTCCATGTTAATGATCATAATGCCCTCTAGTGTATAAGAAATAAGATTTTATAGCTAACTCAAGTAGGAGCAGCTACCCAGTCTCAAAGAAAAGGTATGAGACTGGGGAGCCACTGTCTATGTTAGTCTACGACTGTTGCTGGGTTAAGACGTTGGTAGTGTTCGCCTGAGCGGAACTCTTCCTGGAACGTCAATTCAGCTTCATCGCTGAATGCACCTTCAGAAAAGTTGTCCAAGTATGTTGGAGCTTCTACCCAAGCAGCAGAACCAACGTGAGCACGCTCGCGCATTGTCTCTTCTGGGAACTTCTCGAATACATTCTGATTGTGGTTAGGACGACCAGGAGGTGTGATGTAACCCTGTGATGCACCGTTTTCGAATTCTTGTGGAACATCGGTGTCGGTTGCAATACCTTCTTCGAAACGAAGTGGGCCACGAAGGCCTGGCTGTGCTGGGCTGAACTTGCGTTCGTATGAAGTCGGCGTAGTCTCAGGGAACTGAGGTGCCGGACCAATGGTACTTGCCATATTTGTTTTCTCCTAATGGATTGAGGATCCTCATTAAAAGTTTCCTACTATTTTGTGTAAATGTCGCCCTAAACTTTAAAATTTAGAAAAAAGGATTACCGCTAACTTCTACAGTAGGCATAACCAGTTCTTCTGTCATAGCGCACGCAATAGCTAAAGAATCAACAAAGTCATCGTGTGCGTGTGCTTCATCGGGTGCGGCTACTGTGAAGTTTGGACCTTTGTACTGTACTTCAGCATCCACCATTTGCTGGTAAAAACGCTTCCAACTACGCAATCTACGAGTTTTTGCATGAGCTGGCCAAGAAACCATTCTTCTTTGAATTAACGCCTGCAAATGCTTAAATCTCTTTGATTGTTCAGTAGGGCTACTGCTTAGCGGAATAACCTGTGCTCTTGGCATTAATAGTTTTAAACGTTGGGCAACTGCGTCACCTACGCCGTTAGAGTCTACTCCAATAGACAAAACATCATAAGCAGATAGGAAGTTAACAATCTGGTAGTACTGATCTTCCCAGTCATCTCCTTGAATCTCAAGCCAGTTCAATACTCTATGATCGTAGAAGCCAAACTCATCAGGTCGGTCCCAGTCTACCCAGACCACTGTGACCACTGTGCTGTCCATTTTACGTGCTGGGTCAACCCCTACAATAACAGGGGATTGATGATGGGACCTAACAATTTCCATACTGGTATCGCCAAGGTCATCCATGATTGTTGATGTAACAAACATACCTCGTTCAAGCAACCATTTGCAGTTGTATGACATCTGGAACTCGTCTGAGTCTTCGCCAATGCGAAGCATTTCTTTCTTAATAAACTTTTCGTAGTTTTTATTAAAC